TGCGCGCCATTGCCGCCGGCAGCATCGACGGTGACCCCGATGTCCTGAAAATAGCCCGAGGCGACACCGTCGGCCGTACCGACCGCGCGCGAGGTTCCGAGGGAGAGGTTCTGGCCGACGAGACCCACGCCGCGCGCCGAGTGAGCGTGAGAGGCAAGTTGGGCGGCTGTCAGTACGACCGTCTGCACACCGCCTGCTGCACCGACCACCGAGCCGTCGATGCCGGAGCCGCCCACCGTGAGCCGAGTCGCGACCGTCTCCTTGCCCGCCGTCACACGCCCGCCTGTATCGGGCAGCGCGAAGGTCGTCGAGCCGTCGCCCGCGCCGTACTTGGTACCGATGGCGGCGAACAGCGGCGCGTCGGTCAGACGGTTTTTCAGCGAGCCGTCGCATGCGTACCAGCCAGCCGGCACGACATCGCCGGCAAAGTCGACGATCTCGCCGGGCATCCGGTTTTGACCCACGGTCGCGGCCGGCGAGGCCGGCACCCACTGCCGCGAGTTGGAGTCGTCGTAGTAGAGCAGCAGCTGGCCGGTCTCGCTGTTCCACCACAGCGCATTGACGGTAGGCGAGGGCGGCGGCGCGATACCGACCGAGATCGAGGCGCCGCCGGACGCGAGCGCTGCCTTGACGAAGGCGGTCGTCGCGAGGTTCTGCGTATTGTCGATCGTCGGCTGGGTCGGCGCCTTCGGGTTGCCCGTGAAAGTCGGGCTGTCGATCGGCGCATAGCCGGTCAGGTCGGGCGGTACGATGCCGGCCACGCGATCCTCGACAAACCGGGTGGTCGCGATGCTGGTGTCGGCATCGCCCGGCGCGGGCGTCGGCGCCGTAGGGTTGCCGGAGAAGGCCGGGCTGGCGAGCGGAGCGAGCGCGCGGGCGCTGAACTCCTGTCCGACGAACTGCGTGGTAGCGAGGCGATCGGAGGCGTTGCCCGGCGGCGGCGTCGGCGCCGTCGGCACTCCGGTGAAGGCCGGGCTGTCGATCGGCGCGAGGCCGGAGATGTCGGGCTGCGCGACCGGCACCAGGGTGACGCCAACGACGCGGCCATACGCGTCGGTCGTGATCGCGGGAATGTTGTCGGCGTCGCCGTAGGTGCCGGCGGTGCCGGCGTCGTCGAGTTGGACAGTAGGGACCGGCGCCGTGCCGAGTACCTCGATACCGGCGCCACCGACGATGCCGGTCAGGAACGGCGTGAGGTCGGGGATCGTCGCCGCTTTCATCTGCAGCATCGACATGCGCCGCGAGTAGCCACCCTGACTCAGCTCAAGCAGGTCGCCGTCGGCGATGTTGGTGGCGGGCTCGAGTTCGGAGATGCGGACCTGCAGCTGCGAGCCGTCCTCGGCGAAGGCGGTCGCCTGTGGCGGCTGCTGCTGCGTCTTGGGGGCTCGCTGCCGGGGCGGCAGCTCTTTGACAGGTGGGGCCATTGTGCGCGCCTCCTATGGGCCGACGTGTCCGTGCGGCGCGTTGATCGTGTCAGCGGTCACCGTCTGCGTGACGTGCTGGTTGCCGGTCAGGTTGATGTCACCCTTGATGTTGATGGCCGAGGCGTTGCCACCGCTCGCCATCGTGAGATCGCCGTCAACCTCGACATGGCCTTTCAGCAGAATCTGCGGCGCCTCGATCGTCGCCTTCTCCGAGGCCTTGATCGTCGCCTGCTTAGTCTCGATCGTTACCTCATCCTCGGCTTTGATGATCAGCTTCTTGGTCGTGACCTCGACGGTGTTATCACGCTTGAGCACGATCGAATCGCCTTCGTCGGTGTAGACCGCGACCTCGCCCTCGGCGAGCCCGGTCATCCGCGAGTCGCGGCTGTCTGTGCTGATGATCACACCGTGATCGCGCCCGCCGCCGATAAAGACCACAACCACTTCGCTGTCGCGCGGCGCGTGGCCGGAGAAGCCATAGTTCTGCATGCGCTCGACCGCGACCTTGGCCTCGTCGAACAGGAGCGAGACCTGGACGTTTTGCATGCCCGGCTCGTCGTTGCTCTCGGCGATCACGCCACGCGTCACCATGTTCATGACGCGGCGCTGGACGATCGACTGCTCGCTCATGATCCCCCCGTTGGTATTACGTCGGTCCACATATCGCCCGCGGCGCCGCCGCCAGCTCCTGCCGCCTTCGCCTTCTTCGTCTTGCGCTTTTTGTCGGGCAGGAAGGCATCGGGCAGCGTGAGCTGCAGCGTCGTCTTCTCGCCGCCCTCGTCGTAGCTGTAGGTGATCTCCGATATCACCAGCTCGCGGTCGAGCTTGCCGAGCCAGGGCGCCTCGACCGGGACCATCTGGTTGGTCTGCCACAGCTCGCCGCCATCGGCCTGCTTCCAGCCGTTGATGGTGATAGTCGCCTTGGTGCCCTCGGCGATGCGCCGGCGCACCTCCCAATCGGCGCGCTTCTCGGACAGGCCGTCATCGCTCTGCGCCTCGGCGACGATCACCAGCGGCCGGTAGCGTTTGATGGCGGGGTCCTTGGCGCTGCCGTGTACCTCGGTCAGCGACTTCGGGTTGCCCTTCTTGCTGCCAGTGGTGCGCTGGTCGAGCATGCGGGCGGCATGTCGCTCGCCCGGGTTCGCGATCGCGGCTATCCGTGCGGCGGTACGTTGCCGAGCGGCGAGGCCGGGTGTGGGGATAACGTCGGGCCAAGTCTCGGCGTCGTCGTCGGACTTGTTGCCGTTGCCGGGCCGCTGGGCTTTGACCAGGACCTCAGAGAACCGCTTGGAGTGATCGAGGGTGGCACTAGCGGTGAGGATATTCGAGCCGTGGCGAAGGGCCGTGGCAGCGCGCCCGGTTCCCGCGCGCGTGAGGATAAGGTTGCCATCCGCGTCATCAGTGACCAGAAGCGCCTGCAGGCGTGACAGTCTTTCGACGAGAGCAAAGCACGTCTCCCCTTGCTGGACCTGGACCTCGGCCTCGGGCTCGCCATCGTCGAGTACCTTGACCGTGAGCTTGTAGGGCTGCGCGAGCTGGCGCGCGATATCGCCGACGGTCAAGCCCTTGAACTGGCCGCCGTCGACCATTACCGAGCTGTCGACGAAGTCGCAGGTCTTCGAGCGGCCGGAGAGCTGGACGTTGTGCGACTTGTCATCGTAGGTCGGCTTGTAGGCATCGACGAAGCCGGTCAGCAGGACCTTGTTGCCATAGCGAATCTCGCAGGCGGCGCCGGGCTGTATCTGCCACTGCGCGCCGGCCGTGCTCCACCGCTCCGATACCGAGAGGTCGAAGTCGCTGGTCGCGCGCAGCAGGCCGCGTGTGACGCGCACGCTCTGCCAGCCGCTGTATTCGGCGCCGTCGACATAGAGCGAGATCGGCGCACTCATGCCGCCAGCACCCGGCTGGTGAACGGCAGATAGGCCGGGGTGCGCGCCCGCGTGCGGTTGACCACCTCAAGGTCGCGGCTGCTGTCCTGGTACATGCGCCACGCGAAGGCGAGCGAGTTGGCCGCGGTCGAGCCGAGCACGCGATAGCGGACCAGCGGCCGGAGGTTAGTGGCGCGCTGGCGGATCAGGTGCGTGATCTCATGGCGCAGGCCGGCGAGTGCCTGAAAAGTATCGTCGTCGCCAGCATCGGCGGCGATCGACTCCAGGACTATGAAGGCCTGCGCGACGCTATCGAGCAGGAGCATCGCCTGATCGTAGTTGTCGAGCGGCACGCCCGGCACGGCGTAGCCAACCTCGCGCAGCGCGAGCAGGCGCGCATAACTCTCGAAGGACAGGGTGTTGACGCGGCGCTGCTCGATCACCGGCAGGCGATAGGTAGCGGTGCCGCCGTGCAGGTCGCGCGCGTCGACGGCTTCGAGCCGGACAGACTGCACCGTCGGCAGCCACGTGAACGAGACCCCGGGTGCTGCGTAGGTCATCATCGCCGAGAGGACGGGCAGCGCCTCGCCGGCATCGGTGAACTCGGCGAAGACTTGATCGACGGCATCGGCCAGCGCCTGCGGATCGCCGGCCAGCCGCGGCGCCTCGGCGACCAGATCATGGAGAGCCCGGTTGAGCGGCCCCTGGTCGATGCCCGGCGCCGGCAGCCGCGCGGTCTGCAGCGTCGTCGCCAGCCGGGTGATCTGGCCGACCGCGGTACTGGTCAGGAACGCGCCGCCGCTGCTGGTCTGGAAGTTGCGCGTGAGAGCACTGGCCGCGGCCGAGCCGAGCGC